AACCAGAACTTTGGTAGGTATGCAGTCCTTGAAGGTCAAGCGAATTTAGATGACCTCCTAACCCAACGTCCGGGCGGTGTGGTACGAGTTAAATCCCCCAATGCGGTTATGCCTTTGGCTACTCCTCCCCTACAGCCGGAATCCTTCCAGATGCTAGGCTACCTTGATGACGTAAGGGAATCAAGAACTGGAGTAAACAAGAACACTCAAGGGCTTAATGCAGACGCCCTGACAAGCCACACAACGGCCACAGCGGTTAATGCTGTAATGAGTAATGCCCAGAGTAGGGTAGAGTTGATTGCTCGACAGTTTGCTGAGACAGGCGTTAAGGAATTGATGCGTTGCATCTACGAACTCCTCCTGAAGAATCAGGACAAGGAGCGAGTAGTCATGCTGAGAAACCAGTGGGTTCCGGTACGTCCTGATATGTGGAACGACAAGATGGACTGCACCGTATCTGTAGCATTAGGTAACGGTTCAAAGGATCAGCAGATGGCTCATCTTTCTCAGATGATCCAGTTTGCCGCACAAGCCATGCAGGGTGGACTACCTATCGTCACTCCACAGAATATGTACAATCTAGGAGCCGCATTGGTAAAGGCTATGGGATATCAGAATGTAGATGACTATCTGACCCCTCCGCCTCCTCCGCAACCTAATCAGCCTACTCCAGAACAGCAGAACGCTATGATGGAACAGCAGATTAAAATGAAAGAGTTGGAAATCAAACAGGGCGACCTACAAGTTAAGATGATGAAAGTCCAACAGGACGCACAGGAAGCCGCTGTAGATGCACAACTTAAAGCCGAAGAACTGGCCCTTGAACGAGAACAGAAGAGGGCCGTAGCAATAGGAGCCACATGACCGACCAATTACGAGAGGAACAAGCAAAACGCCTCCTCAACGATCCGATGTACAACGAAGCATTTGATTCACTAGCGGAAAGTATTTATAACACTTGGGCGCACTCAAGTGTGAACGATGTCGAAAGCCGAGAGCAATGTTGGCTTTCATTACGACTCCTTGAGAGACTTCGCCTTCATCTAACCAGTATTGTTGAAACTGGAGAGATGGCGGAGAAACTGAAGGAATACCACATATAAGGAGATTTTAAAATGGCGGACAAGCAAGAAGCCCCGCTTCCGGTTGATCCGGGAAGTATTGTAGAAGCACAATCAGCAATCTTAGGTTTGTTGGAGCCTGAAGAGGCCACACCAGAAACAGAAGATAGCACCCCTACGGAAGATGTTGAAGAGTCTACTGAGGAAACTCAAGACGAACCATTGGAAGAGGTTTCTGAAGAGGAAGAAGAATCCGATGAGGAGGAAGAAGAATCTGAAGAGGAGTTAGACGCTGAAGAGGAAGAAGAGGAACCCGATTCCTACACTATCAAGGTTGATGGTGAAGAGATCGAAGTCACCCTTGACGAACTCAAAAGTGGCTATAGCCGACAGTCTGACTACACAAAGAAAACTCAAGAGATTGCAGAATACCGTAAACAGGCTGAAGCCATGATGCAACAGGCACAGCAAGAAGTATATCAGACTCAGCAATTTCGTCAGCAGTACATTGATGCCGCCTCTGCTGTAGTACAACAGCAGTATGGTAAATTAAATGAACTGGTCAACAATACAGATTGGGAACGACTCAAGATAGAAGATAGAGAAGAATATCTTACTAAGAAGTCCGAGGTTGCCGATCTTCAAGCGTCAATGCAACAGGAGGAGCAACGCCTTCACCAAGCCAATGAACAGGCTATGGCTGAACAGCGTGAACTCCAACAGCGCGTTGCGTATGAAGAACGACAAAAGTTAGAGGCTATCCTGCCCGAATGGAAGAACGAAGAGTTCCGACAGAAAGCAGGGAAAGAACTAACCGAGTTTGCAATGTCTCAGGGATTCACTCAAGAGGAGTTAAGCCAACTTACTGACCATAGATCATTGCTTGTTCTCATGCAGGCCAAAGCATTTCAAGAAATGCAGAAGGCTCAAACTTCCACTAAATCCAAGAAAACCAAGAAGAAGCCCAAGATGGCGAAGTCTGGTACTGGATTGAAAAGCAAGTCTGAGAGAAGCAAGGTTGAACGTACTGCAAAAATGAACCGTCTTAAAGAGAGCGGTCATGTTAATGACTCCGTTTCACTCTTTGAGGATTTTGTAGAACTTTAACTTTGGAGGTATATTGCTATGGCAATCCCTACTAATACTCGCGAAACTTACGGTGGTGTACAAATCCGTGAGGACTTGAGCGATATCATTTATAACATTAGTCCTATGGACACGCCGTTCATGTCCGGCATTGGCAAAGGTTCTTGCTCTAACACTCTCTTTGAGTGGCAGAAAGATGAACTCGCCGCCGCCGCCGCAAACCAGAAGATTGAAGGTGACGATCCGACTTCATTGGCTGTCGTTGAACCTGTCAAGTTGTCGAACTACACTCAGATTTCTGAGAAGTCAGTTCAGACTTCGGGTACTGCGGAAGCCGTGGATTGGGCAGGCCGTAAATCATCGCAGGCTTACCAGTTGGCAAAGCGTTCAAAAGAACTTAAACGCGATATGGAAAAGATGCTTACTGGTGAAGATGTTGCCACTGTTGGCGCATCTGGAACGGCTCGTAAGACTGCGGCTCTCAACTCTTGGTTGGGTGATGCAACTGCCGGTGATTCCAATATCATCGACGGCCCGACTGACGCCGCTGTTGCCAACGCCGGTAACGGTACTTCTGTTAAAGCCCCGAGTGGTGCTGACGTTGTTTTGACGATGAGCATGTTGAATAACTGTGTCGAGCAGATTTGGAACGCGGGTGGTTCACCTGACGTAATCATGTGCGACTCTTCGCTCAAAGTCAAGATGTCGGCTCTGGCAGGCTCTGTCATTGCTGACCTTGTAACCAACCATGACAAAGCGACTCCGGGTGCGGCTGTCAACTCTGTTGATGTTATCGTGACGGACTTTGGTACGTTCAAAATCGTGCCTAACCGTTTCTGCTTGCCGAACCAGTTGTATGTATTGGATTACGATTTCTGGAGCGTAGATTATCTGCGTCCTTTCCAGACTGTAAACCTTGCAAAAACTGGTGACTCCATCAAACAGATGATTGTTGCTGAATATGGCCTTCGTGGTAAGAATGGTCAGGCATCTGGTTCTGTTATTGGAATTAAAGCCGCGTAACTGTGTTTGGCCCCCTTCGGGGGGCCATTCCCTTTGAGGATAAAATGAGCAAAGCACAACTTAGAGAAGGTCTAAAAGCCCCTAAAGAACCTAAACCTATAGAAAGGAAACCTTATACTGAGAAAGCATCTGTAAGGAAAGCCGTTAAGACATTTAAGAAAATGTCAGAAACTCCGGGTGCATTACCAATATGAAATATCTAAGACCCACTACTGTAGAAGAACATTCTGATGGCACAACAAGTTTTGTTACTCATCAAGATGCACAAGGAATTGTAGATAACAATAAAGAATTATTAAATGACTATGGTGATAAACTTACCTTTGGTAAGCAACAGCATGGTATGAGAGTCGCATCCATTCCTGTAACTATATGGGAACAGTGGATGAAAGAAACTAACGGAGCAATAGAGAAAGATCACAAGTTGATGAAGAAGTATCTCAACAATCCTGATAATGCTTTTCTACGCACCACACCAACGAGGCTATAACTATGTGGCTATATAACCCCGGACAGCCGGGAGCAACACAAACAAACTACGCCCCACTCAACGACAAAGTATATTACATATCTCGTAGATAATGGCTATAAGTAATTACACCGAGTTAAACACGGCAGTTGCTAACTGGTTAGACAGGGATGACCTGACTGACCGGATACCGGAGTTCATTGCTCTGGCAGAGGCTAGGTTTAACAGGTTGCTCCGTATCAGGGCGATGGAAGAAAAGCAGACTGCATCGACAGTTGCAGGGCAGAGGAATCTTGCCTTGCCTACTAACTTTATTCAAATGCGTAATCTGCAAATCAATACCTCTCCTATCACCCCTATGCAGTATGTTACCCCCGAAATCTACGATAGATTGTATGGTAGCACACAAGAAGGTACGCCAGAGTTTTATACTATTATCGCTGATGAACTTCAGTTAGGGCCGATACCGGGAAGTGTACAGACTATTGAGATGTTGTTCTACAAAAAGTTTGACGCCCTTACCTCATCTGCTCCTACTAACTGGATGATTACTAACGCTCCTGATGTGTATCTTTATGGTTGTTTATTGGAGGCTGAACCGTTTATTATGAATGACCCCAGAGTTCAGTTATGGGCAACAGCCTTTCAACAGGCTATATCAGATATACAAGAACAGGACAACAAGGATCGTCACTCAGGCTCCGCTCTTAGAGTGATGAATACGAGTGGTTACTATTGAGCGCACCTATCACATGGGCAGAGGCTACTACGCCTATAACTTGGTCTGCTATAGGAATTAACTGGAACAGTCCTGCAAAAGCGGATAGTTCTTCCTTTACTGTAAGCGGAGGATATAGTCAGGCAAGTGGGGCAACCTTTCCCTCATCTGTATCCTTTGCTAACAATATGGGGAAGATACACGCCTCTACGCTTGCCACATCTGGTGTAATATCTTTTGGGGTACAGAATGGCGCTACAACTGCGGGAGGGTTTACCTTTGATAACGATATATCCTTTGCTCTTAATCAAGGGTATACGTCCAGTTCAGTATTAACTGCTGTAGGTACTGTAACCATCCCTATTAACGTAACCTACGTTAATGGAACGAATCACGCTGAGTCTGTAACGATAGGCTCTACAATGAATGTATCATCTTCTAACGATTTCCTTTGGAGCGATGTTAGCGATGTTACTACAGTTTGGACAGATGTGGAGTATCCAAATTGAATATTAATCCAACACTAAAGGCCGATGGAGGCTTAACTATGAAACATAACTCAGATATGAACCTCGGTCTGAAAAACGTGTGGGAATTCGTATGCTACGATGCCACAGGGGCCGAAAAGTGGCGCGAGAAGAAGAAGAATCTTGTTGTCACGGAAGGTCTAAACCATGTGCTGAGTTCCACGTTTGACGGTGGCACTCAAGTTACTACATGGTATGTCGGCCTGAAGGGAGCGGGTACTGTTGCCGCAGGCGATACGATGTCATCCCATAGCGGGTGGACAGAGAACACAGATTATTCACAGTCTGTACGTCAGACCCTTACCTTGGGTACTGCCGCTTCTGGTAGCATTGACAACACTGGCAACCTCGCTACCTACACGATTAACGGAACTGCCACTATTGCAGGGGCATTTATTGTTAGCGATAATACCAAGTCTGGAACCAGTGGAACTTTGTACGGTGCGGTAGACTTTAGTTCTTCACGCTCTGTTATTTCTGGCGATACCTTGACTGTGACTGTCACGCTGACAGCGGCGAGTGCGTAATGACTGTCGAAACTGCTTCATACATTAGCCAGTTAAATACTTCCTATCCGGCTGTTGGAGATGCGGTAGGCGAAGGTGATGACCACCTTCGTCT